AATCCCTTTCTTCGCCTAATTCTGCAGCCCATGCGCTTCCTTCTTGCCAGGGTTTTTTGAAGAGCAGGGAATGTATTATTCTGCCTGCTTTGCCCATTGCTATTCTTTCGACGGGCAGATACATCACCTGAAGAAAGTCGCACTTTGCATCGTGACTGCATGCAATTCGGTTCTTCTTTGGCGATATGTTCAAGCCCTCGTCCTGCAGCAGCAGCAATAGGTCGAGTGCATCCTTTCCGGTCTGCAGGAATAACTGACCGTCGTCTCCGGCCACTCTGTCCAACTTGTTGAACTGCAATCGAAGATTCTCTCTTGCTGCAGTTATGTACAAGGCATTCGCTAAGGAGCCTATCACACTGGTTATTTTAATGCCACTGAGGAGACCTTTCTGAACGACCCAGCGTTAACCCCCGAAGTTCATATAGTGTGCCTGGACCAACTGGCTCACCAGATTTCTGCTCACTGTGAATCCGGCATCTTGCAGCATCTGCATCGTGAACTGCACGATTATCCAGTGCTCGATCGTGTAATCGAACTTGCTCTGATCCAACGGCATTGACCACGAACCTTGATCCATGATCTGATCCTCCCAGATCATCCTCCTGCGCGTGGAATGAAGCGGGAACATCATCTGCTCCAGCTCGCAATCCCTCCGCAATGCAGATTTGAATATGGCATAGACCAGTGTGTACAGAATGTATGTCCTCATATCTGTGTTCACTATCTGGCGTACTTTTGAGGCTTCCTGCTTTTGAATCGCGTAGAACTCGAATGTTTGGCCACTAGGCTGAACTAGCTCCAACATTGCATCCAGATTACGCTCCTTCAGATTCTTGAGCAGTGCTGTCATGTTTGCTTGAAGCAACAAGTATTGTGTCTTAGTCATCCCCATCACCTTGCTACTTCCTTGAGACTGTAAAGCTTAAACGAACTCGATCTGCACTTGATCTATTCCTTAGAATTGACAGCTGATGGACAACATCTTCGCAAGCAAAGTCGGAGTCACTAGCCTGTAATGTGTGTGATGTGCAAACATGTCGTTCGCAACCTACAATGGTTAAGTGCTCGCAGGAGCCGGATATGTTTCTCCCACAGTCCACTCTTTCAACTGTGTGATGAAGCCGTCTTCGTCCTTCTGTTCGGTGAATCCAAGTTGATTCTCCATTCCCATGACAAGCTGTAACATCGAGTTGAAGTGAGCATAGTTCACCGTGTTCTCTATCACTTGGAGATAATCCGTGTTCAAGATCTGCGCCGTTTGAATTTCCATTGCCATTAGGCGCGATATCGACCCAGCCGCCGCTGTTGTTGCCTTTCCCGCCGTTAGCGCCATGCGCATTGTGCCCATCACCATTGCCACGGGAGTCTTTGCCATGACCATCGTCCTGTGAGTTGTCGACATCGTTAGCAATTGAACGATTGTCCTGTTTTTCGGGCTCTGCACTCCAATGGATAAGTATTATTAAAAACAGCAGACGTACCATGTCCCTAAGCGCGCCTGTTGTTATGCCAGAGAGCAAGTATTATCCTTCGACTCTATTAGCAAGTATGTCGTTATCAATGTAGCAGAAAGCAGCAATTATGTAGACCATGTGGTCGAAGATGTCCTTGGATGTTTGTGCATCCTGGGCATTCCAGGTTGCTTATAATGCTTGTACATATCTTCGGACGAATGGACACGCTCCACCACCAGGTCTGCGAAGCATGGCATCAACCAGCCTGCTAAAGTTTCGGTGTATGCTGTTAGTAGCAACATCAAGTTGTAAGCTGCTCTGCGCTGATCCAACTTGCTTCCTCCACTTATAGAGTAGAGTCCAGA